CCGCTATCGCGGACGAGGACCGCCCGAGCGTCACCTTCAACGGTACGCTTGGCGAAACGAAAGCCGCCGAGGGCGAGGGGGTGCCCTGGGCACAGTCCGAGAGCGATCTCCGCGAACTTCGGCAGCCAGGGAACTCGCGTCCGAATGTAATTCCGACAGGCCTGTTCTGCTGACGGCCTTGCACCCAAAGTGTCAAGAACCATCACCTGGATAAGCCCTGAGGAGTCACATCGGACAGGGATGGTCCCGAAGAAGTCACGAGGAAGAGACTTGGAGGTTAGGCCCTTGATCGGGATGGCACCGTGAACGGTGCCCCCAGAAATCAGGCCCGACTCCGTCTCGAACTCAATGAGCTTCTCCAGGAACACCCCCCGGAGAACCCCAGCCGCCGGAGTGGACTCGAAATGTTTCCCTTCCGAAACCGAACCGCCGCAAGCATGCACCAGCTCGCGATATCGGCGCGCGCCCGCGGCAGTAGTAGCCAGCAGGGCGTCGTCGCCACAAATCGCAGAGCGGTGGGCGCGACGGATCGGCCCGGCGGGTGAAACCTTTCGAGCTTCGTCCAACCAGAATAGGTGGATCAACGACAAAATGCACCACGAGGTGGGTAGGCCCATTAGGACCCCTCGGGACGACGTTACGGTCTCCTCCCCGTACTCAAGATCCTGCGGCCCTGAGAGTAATCTCAGGACGCGGATCTCGAGCGGAGAGAACCGGGCCGACGCCTCGAGGCCATCAACGATGGCAGCCACCAAGTCGTGCGGGAGCAGGTCGGTTGCTCGCGTGAGGTCCGTGGATACTAAAATGTCTCCATGGCCTCCGCGAAATAAACCGACTAGTTCTTCGTCGGATGCACCTGTAATCGGGGCGTAAGCCCCGGGGCTGGAACGAAGACCGCGGAGAATTCGCTTTCGAACTGTGTGCCCGAGAACTTGGGACCAAGCTGGCCCCACTGACACCACCCGTGTCTTCACTCCCCTCTCGCTAAGAACCGTTACGCGGTGACTCGGCCGCGCGCCGACGTCCATCTCCCGAAGGGAGTACTGGACGAAGCGCGCGTCGAGTCCGGCGACAGCGCCGAGCTGGTCTAATGAAAGATCAGCCGGCAAGTCGTCGAACGCACAGGTCGAGAGGAGGTAACGTAGCAAGCCGCCCCGTCCGGTACCCCTTTCCTTGCAGGATGAGCCAGTTGGCCAATCCGGTAGGGCGAGGGGCCGGTGGGACCTCGCTACGTGCCTCTTCGCCCATGACCGCGCGAAGTTCTTTGCAGAGGAGAGTGTCGATTCCCCAGTCACATGGCAGGACGTCAAATCCGCCCGATGCTGCAGAAGCGCCGCGAGGCGCTCTGAGGCAGGAGCGGGGGGCAGAGCTCGGCCAATGAATGATAGTTGCGCGGATAAATTCCGACCGGTTTTAATCCAGTCCGCCCTATGGGCAGCAGAACTACTCTTCAAGGCCTTGAGATCAGCCAAATTTGACGTTGAAGCGGCGATACCGAGTGCGTAATCTCGGGTCGCCACTGCCTCGTGCCTGGGGATCCCAGCAGCACCGTACGCGGCAAGGACCACTCGCTCGGGGAGCGCCATAAAGGCTTCCCTCGAAGGTTCGGTCGACTTCGATGCCCTAAGGACCTCTTTTGACCAGGGACCGGCGCTTACGCAGCCACCGGCGAGCCGAAGCTCGAAACCCTGTGCCAATTGAGGCGACCCATCGCTAACGCCCCGGGCGGAGGGCTGGTCATGTACCAGC